CGCCGGCAATGCGGTCGTTTCGGCAATCGCCCCGTTTGTGATTCGCCCCTCCACCACGGCGGGCCTCATCATGGCGCCCACCACGCTGGCGATCAGCTCGGCCAACGACATCAACAACGGCAAGATCACCATGGAGATGATTCTCCAGGCGAAGGCGACCATGTCGGCCAATGGCGTCCCGGTGGTGAACGAGACGGGCATGTATCACATGTTCCTCGACCCGCTGCAGACGACCGGCCTGTACACCGATCCGGCCTTCCAGCAGTTTTTCCGCGGTCAAGTGACCACCGAGGAGTACCGGCAGGGTGTGGTTGCGCAGCTCTTGGGCGTGCGGTTGCAGGAAACGAACCTGAACCCCGTGCAAGCGCTCGCGGGCGTCGGCACTGTCCGCCGAGGCATCCTCTGCGGCCAGGGCGCGCTGGTCGAAGGCCAGTTCGGCGCGAAGGCGTACGAGGAAGCGATCGGCATGGGTGATGGCATGATCGAGCTGGTCGAGGGTATCGCGCACGTCACGCGCGAGCCGTTGGACGCCTTGAAGCAGGTTGTGACTCAGTCCTGGTCGTACATCGGTGGCTTCACTGTCCCCTCGGACGTGCTGACCAACCCGAACACGATCCCGACCGCGAACAACAGCTCGTTCAAGCGCGCGATCATTCTCGAATCGCTCTAAGCAACCGCAGCAATAGGGCGCCGGCTGATGCTGGCGCCCTTTGAGGTTTCCTATGATTGAGATTTCTTACCGTCTTGCAAAGTCCTTCGGCTACATCGAAGGACACGCTCATAAGCACATTGCCAAAGGAACCGTTCTCGTCGCTGGCAAGGATGATGCGCTTATCTCGACGCTGCATCACCGCGGCGCTCAGCTCGCTCGGATAGAGACCGAGCCCCAACCAACTGCCGAGGAATTGGCAGCTAAGGCAGCCGCCGAGAAGGCAGCAGCTGAAAAGCTCGCGGCCGAGAAGGCAGAGGCTGAGAAAGCGGCCAAGGCAAAAAAGTAACCCATGTCGACGCCGGCACCCGTTCCCCTTGTCGTCTTCACGGACGCGCAGCTTGTCGACATCCGTCGATTTTGCGGCTATCCGGCGTTGGGCGATGGGAACGTGGTGTTTCCTTATCCGTGGATCATGCAGACCTACCTCGCTCTCGAGTATCGCCTGCAGCACACCAGCGTGAATGAGGGAAACGTGATCATCAACACGTATCTGGCGAACTTGAACGCGCTTGAGCCGGCGATCGTGGGAGCCGGTGCGAACCTGGACACCGAGCAGGCCGCGAGTTGGAAGCACAACAAGAACGAAGTCCGCGACCGCGAGCGGCTTTTCGACGGTTGGCGCCGCCGGCTGTGCCAGTTTTTGGGGGTTCCGCCGGGTCCGCAGTTCGGCGACGGCGGCAATAGCCTCTCGCTGGTAGTCTGATGGATGGCGCTCGACTCAACGACCTCATCTATCGCGGGATGGGGAAGGCCGCCGCGCATATCGGCAGACCCTGCGCCGTGTTCCGTCCGCAGAATCCTACGGCGCCCCTGACGAATCAGGTCGAAACGCTGCCCATCGCATTCAACGCGGCGAATCCTGCGTACACGAAGCCGCAGCTCTACGGAAAGGCGGTGTGGTTCGCCGACATGGACGCGACGCACACGCGCCCCGGTGATTATCTGGTGCGTCTCTCAGATGACAAGATTTGGTACATCGCCGCGCAGCAGCAGCTATTGCCGGTCGTAGCGATCGAGTGCAACCGGCGCATCCGCGTTGTGCGCGAGCAGCCGCAAACCGCGGTGGGTGAGCTGCCGTACAGCGGAATCATCGAGCCTGCCGACGTGCTCGGCACTGAAGATTCGCTGTGGCCATGCTCGATCCTGCAGGGCGGCAAGCCCTTACCGGCTGCTGGTCTTCCTTCTGACGTGAAGGATGCGGGATGGAAAATCCTGCTGCCGATATCGGCGCCTATCCGGATTCAGTCGGCGGATCTGATCGAGGACGACATAGGCCGCGGGTTTGCTGTTGGCTCTGCCGAACTGACTGACCTCGGGTGGCGCCTGGAAGTCAACGAGACGCACACTTGAGCGACCAAAGCGACGTTCTGCAGTCTCTCGTGGACCTCTGCTTGGGAATCCTGTACCCAACGCCGCCGACATCAGCTACTCAGCCATCAGCAGCTGGGCCGCCGGTGCGCGTGTATCCAGGCTGGCCGGTCAAAAAGCAGCTCGACGCGGATTTGCCGGCTGGCATCTGCCACGTCTCGGTCTACCCCGGCAAGATGGAGCGCAATACGACGCGCTACCTGCCGAGGTACAAGCAACGATCGATCAACTCACCGACCCTGACGCTCACCGCGGCGGGGCAGACGGTCACGGTAGGCGGGGCGGTACCGCCAGCATCGAATCCGCACAACCTGGCGGTGTTCGTCAACGGCTTGCCGTACATCTATCAGCCGCTGGCCACGGACACGCTGCAGACGATTGCCTCAGCCATTGCCGCGCTCATTCCTGGAGCAAGCGCAAACGGCCAAGTCATCACGGTACAAGGAACGCTCGGCCCGGTCCGGGTAGGTGTCACCGGCACGAGCGCCAGGCCGATCCGCAACACGCAGCACGTTTTTCAGATCACCGTGTGGGCCAACATACCGGCGAATCGCGATGCCATTGCCAAAGCGATTGACCAAGTTCTCGCAGTTACGCCATTCGTCTTCATGCCGGACGGTACCGCAGGGAATCTCGTCTATCGCGGCAGCCCGCAGACAGATCAGTTTGAGAAAAGCACGCTGTATCGGCGAGACCTTATGTACTCGGTCGATTTTTCGACCATGCAGGCCGTCACCGTGCCGCAGATCGTCGCTGTCGAAGTCAATATATCTGCCGCCGTCGATGGCGTGCCGCCGTTCGTACCAGTTGCCACCGATTTTTCGTAGGAGCCGTCCATGTACCTAGTCGTCATTCACGAGTTCGCCAAGTACAAGAAGGGCGATCACATCACCAATCAGGAAGAGATCGTGAAGATCCTTGCCGATGAGCGAAAGCACCGCGTCGTGAAATGCGGATCTCTGGCAACCCCGAACTAAAGCCAACACGCAACCCATTCCCCCGAAGCCGCCACTGAGCGGCTTTTTTCGTTTTAGGAGCATCGACAATGCCGATCTCGCAAGCAGGCGCCCTCAATCTCGCGGCGCTGACGGTCCCCGGCGCGTACATCAATATCGTCCCGCCGAACCCGAGTTTCATCAACGGGGTTCCGACCGACATCATGGGTGTTGTTGGAACCGCCTCATGGGGACCTGTCGATAGCCCGGTGATCGTCGGCGGGGTTTCGGCCATTTTCGGGCCGATTCAGCCGCGCCTGTTCGACCTCCAAACGGCTATCAGCGTCGCTGTCCAGCAGGGCGCGAACAACTTCGCTTGCGTTCGAGTCACGGACGGCACCGATACCGCGGCGACGATCGTTGCCCAGGCCAACTGCATCACGTTCACGTCCAAGTACACGGGCAGCTTCGGAGACAACATCGTCGTCACCGTGGCGCCGGGCCAGAAAGTCGGAACTTTCCAGGTCACAGTTGCGGCTCCCGGTCTCACTCCGGAGAACTTCAACAACATCGGCTCTGGGCTCGCTGGAAACGCGTTGTGGCAGGCGATCGCAGCGGCCATCAACAACGGCAACTCAGCGATCCGAGGCCCGTCCAACATCATCGTGGCGACCGCTGGCGCTGGCACGACCGTTCCGGCTTCCGCCTCGTACACCCTGGCCGGCGGCACCGATGGCGTGACCACGATCACGACCTCGGTGATGGTTGGCTCAAGCACCCGCCCATACAGCGGCATGTTCGCGCTGCAGAACACCGGGGCGAGCGTCATTGCTCTTGCGGACTTGACCGACGAGACGAGCTTCCCGACGCAGATTGTCTACGGCTTGGCGAACGGCGCCTACATGGTTTGCGCAACGCCCTCGGGCGACACCATCTCGAACGCGGTATCAACCAAAGCAACGACAGGCGTCGACAGCTACGCCCTAAAGCTTCAGTTCGGCGACTGGGAGTACTGGCTCGACACCGCCAACAATGAGACGCGCCTGGTCAGCCCGCAAGGCTCTGTCGCCGGCAAGCTCGTGGCGCTCTCGCCGCAGCTTCCAACCTTGAATGCGCCGCTGAACGGATATGTCGGGACGCAGAAGTCGATTCTTCGGCAGCAGTACGTGTTTGCGGACCTGCAGCAGCTGGTGGGCGCAGGCATCGATGTGGTCGCCAATCCCTCGCCGGGCGGCAAGTATTTCTCAAACCAGTTTGGCGTCAATTCATCCTCGAACCCGCTGATCAACAGCGACTCGTACACGCGAGTGACGAACTTCATCGCGCTGACGCTCAACACCGGGATGGGGATATTCGCGGGTCAGCTGGACGACCCAACGGTGCAAACCGATGCGCTCGCCACGATCGATGAGTTCTTGGACACCCTGGCAACGAACGGCATCATCGGCAATGCCGCGGGAACCACGCCTTACAGCGTGAGCATCGGAGCTCCGGTAAACCCTGGCGCCGCGCTCGCAACCCTCTCGATCAATGTCCAGGTGGACTACTTGGGCGTCATCGCCTTCCTGGTCATCAACCTGCAAGGCGGCGTTGCGCAGCCGGTCCAAGTCACGAACGTCATCGCCCAGCCGTAATCCACCTCAAAGCCGCTCTCGTAGCGGCTTTCTCATTTCAGGAGCCAGCACATGCCGCAAGGCCAGTACAATATAGGTCGAGACGTAACTCTCACCATCATCGGACCGAGCGGCCTGATCGTCCTCGACACGATCACCAATTGGAAGCGCAAGCAGGACGATTCGATCCAGCGGATCATCCCGATCAATGGCGATGTGGATCACCTGCAATTCTTCTATGGGTGGAGCGGAAGCTTCGACCTTGAGCGCGCCGGACCGCAGCTTGACGAGTACTTCGCGCTGAAGGAGTCGAATTACTTCAGTGGCATCCGAGACAAGAATGTGTTCATCAAGGAACTCATCAACGAGCCGGATGGTTCGGTCTCAAATTTCAAGTACACAAAAGTCAAACTGACCTATACCGACGCTGGCGATTTCGCGGGCGATAAGTCCGTGAAGCAGAGCGTCAATTTCGTGTCCTCTCGCCGCATCGTGTCGCTGTAATGAAGCAGCCAAAAATGACACTTGGAGAAACCCCGACCGCTCAGCTGATCGCGAAGGCCGCGGCCGAGGTGAGCGTAACGGATGCCAGCGGGCGAGTGATATCCATCAGGAAACCGGGAATCCTGGCGCAATACCGCATCATCGAGACGATGGGTCCTTCTGCGGATATCGTTACGTATCGCGGCATGGTCACGCCGTTGATTTGGATTTCTGCGATCGACGGAGAGCCAGTGTCGCTACCCACGAACAAGCTGCAGCTCAACGCGCTGATTCAGAGCGTCGGCGATGAGGGCTTGGAAGCTGTCGTGAAAGGCATCGTTGAGCACTTCGGCCAGCAGGACGCTGAAGCCGACAAGGCCGCAATAAAAAAATAGTCTCCTGTGTTCCCGTTCGCGAAGCCTTATGGCTGGTGAAGCACGGGATGAATTTTGACCTCGCGTTCTCGCTCGGCGATGTTGAGAGAACCGCTTACTGCATAATTTTCAGCGAGCAGGATAGTGACAAGTCCTTCGATTTCGATTCTATGAGCTGGAAGGACATCAAATGAGGGAGTTCAGCAGCTTCGGTAGCTTTGCGCGACACCTTGAGGTGATAGCGGCGGTGGGCGAGGAAGTCACTCACCACGTAACCGAACAGGCCGCTGAAATCATCAAGGATGATGCCCAGAAACGCATCGGCGAGTATCAGGACGGCGTGGGTCCATTCGTGTCCTGGGCGCCGCTCGCGGACTCCACGAAAGCCGATCGCGTAGCTCAAGGATTCCCAGAAGACGAGCCGCTGCTTCGCACGGGAGAGATGCGCGACTCGGTACAAGTCAGCGCAAGAGGCGATCAAGCGGTTGTCGGCAGCGATAGCGAAATAGCTCTGTGGCAGGAAGTGGGAACCGACACGATCCCGCCGCGGCCGTTCTTAGGGCCGGCTGGCTATGACAGTAAATTGAACATCGGCGAGATGGCGGCAAAAACGATTGTTGCTTGGATTTCTGGCTTGGGCTGGAAGCGTCCGAGTCAACTAATCAAATTGCCGTAGATCGATAGGCAGATCAGGCTGCCCCAGAAGACTGCGAACGCGAGCCACCATCGCTGCTTCCAAGTCCGGCGGGATAGCCAGTTCGAGAGACTGAATCTCGGATCATTGCCGAAGCGCGCGTCTGGGTACTGCACCCACGATACGCGCTCGGCCAGCCATTCGTGAACCCTCGTTGTTAGGCGCATCAGGAAATTACCAATGTTTGAAGCCTACAGCGTTGGAGTGACATTAAAGCTCCACAATCTGATATCGCCGCAACTCGCGCTACTGGCAAAAGAGTTTGAAAAACTCGATCTTCTGACATCGACGCTCAACAAGTCTCTTAAGGCAATCAGCGTCGATTCTACCGCATTTCGAAGCCTGACGACCGCTACTAATGCGACGAGCCGAGCGCTTGAGCGCGCGTCTGTGAACGCCTCGAATCTGCACCGGCACTTGACCGCTATTCAGGGGTCAGGGGCTGCCGCCGCGTTGCTGCTCCCTGGCGCCGGCGGCCGCCGCCTCCCTGGAACCGGCGGCGGTGGACATAATAACGGCGGGTTCCACGGTGGCAACGTCCACATGGGTCCCAACGGGATAGGCATCGGGTCGGTAGGTCTTGCCGCGGGCGATGCGTTCGTACCGCTCGCGGTAACGGCCGGCGCGCTCTATGCCGGAAAGGCGCTTTTCGAGTCCGCGAAGGAGCTGGACACCGAGCGACAGCGCTTCAAGCTGTTCGGCCTCAATGCCGCTCAGAACGATGAGGCGTTCAAGTTCGCCGCCGGGATGAACGTCTATGGCACGACGCAAATCGAGAACCTGCGCAACTTCCGAGAGGCGCAGGGCGTATTCCGGGAAGCAGGTCTGCCTGGATCTGAGGCGCTTGCCGGAGCAAAGCTCGCGGCCCCGATCCTGTCAAGGCTGAATGCGCTCGACGGCGCGCTTGACGATGAGTCGAAGGCTGCGTCTGCCACATCAAACCTGGCAATGCTGCGCTTTGTGGAATCGGCCGGCGGCCTCAAGAGCCAGGACGAATTTAAGCGGCTTGCCGACATCGGTTACCGACTCAAGGTCGGGTCTGGAGATACCGTCAACTGGCAGCAGTTGCAGCAGTTTGAAAAGCGCGGCCTGTCGGCTGCAATCAATCTGAGCGGCGAAGGTCTCGCGCGCATCGAACCGAGCATTTCGACCCTCGGCGGAGCAGGCGTTGGCGTTGCGCTTCGGACGGGCTTCGGGCGCCTGCAGGGCATAGTCAAGGGGCTGCCCGTCTCTGTCATTTCCGAGCTGCTAGAAAACGGTGTCTGGGATAAGAGCAAAGTCGAGCTGAACAGCAAAGGCGGGATTGCAAAGTTCCTCGACCCGCGCGGCCCGCTGAGCGCCGACACTTCAAAGCTGTTGAGCGAAAACCCGGAACTGTTCTATGAGCAGGTCATCCGGCCGATTTATGCCAAGATGCATTTGGACGCGGCAGGAATCCTTCGCCAGAACGCGCTCATTTTCGGCAATACCGGCGGCGGCCTGGCGAACGAATGGGAGAAGTCTCTCCAGAAGATCGGCGAGGCGGCAGAGGCGTTCAAAAAGACGCTCGGCATCGACGCGGCCACCAAACAATTGCCGGACTCTCTAACCGGCCAGCAGCAGGAATTTGAGGCAGCGTGGACTGACTTCAAAACCCAGTGGGGAACAACCATGCTCCCGTTTTTCACCGGGGTACTGAAGGCCGGGGCCACGCTGCTACGGCCATCCGATGAGAATAGCTCCGGCTGGAGAAAGTTTGTTGACGGGTTGCCGAACGTAGCCAATCCATTTTCGGTCGGTACGTCGGCATTCGACTTTCTCGTCAGCACCAATAAGGCGGCTGCCGATGAGCGAAACAGAAGCAAGTTCGTCGCCGGAAAAAGCGGAGCCCCGATCATCATCAACCCGGCTCCCGTCATGCTCGACTCGCACAAGGTCGGCTCCGTTCTGTTCGATGTCGGCGGCAAGAACGCGAACGGCCCGCAGACCGGAACGAGCCTCTTTGACCCCACGCAGGCGCCGTTTCAAGCCGGCGGCTTAGGATTCTGATGAGCGACGGTACGACCCTTACCATCGGTGACAATTCGAGCAGCATAGAATTCACCGGGGTTGAAATGCCCGAGCGCCTCCCCTGGGGGACTGAGCAGCAGCTCGCGGTGCAGAAGCAAGTCGGCGGCGCGCGTACCGTCGATTCCATGGGCGTTGACTATGAGCCCATCGAGTGGTCCGGGTGGTTCTTCGGGCCAGACTCAGAGACTCGCGCGAAAGCAGTCGATGCCATGGCCGCGTCCGGCCTGCCGCAGACACTCGCCTGGTCGACGTTCAGCTATCAGGTCATCGTCCGGAAGTTCGCGGCGAGCTTCGAGCGCTTCTACCAGATCCCGTATCGGATCACGCTCGAAGTCATCTCGAACAACGTCCAGCCGGTCACGAGTTCTGCAACACCGTCGCTCGATGATGCGATTTCGACCGACAACCAGACGGCTGACGCCATGGTGGCGCAGATCGGTGATTCTCAGTTGAGTACCCTGATGGGCGTGGTTGATACGCTCATTGCTGTGGCAATGGGGGTTTCCGCGGTTTCCGCTGCTTTGTCTGGGACCTCGGTGGCATCGGGCACATCGGCGAGCGTCTCGGTGGTTTCCGCCGCCGCCGTATCCACGGGGTCAATCTCTACCGCCCCGCAAAGCGCGATCAACGGCATTGCCCAGGCCGTGCAAGCGACCTCTGCCCGTGTGGCAGTTTTGGTGGAGCAGACCAACGCCGCGATTGGAACGCCGACAACCTTCGGCGGGGTTACAGCTGGAATGCCCCCGCAAGCTTCCGTTAACGCGTTACTAGCCGCGACCTCGAACACGATGCAGCTTTGGACCCTGATGATGCTGCAGGCCGTCCTGGGCCGTATGTTGTCGAATCTTGAACAGGTCAATTCATCGCCAAACACAGTCAACACCGCAGGCGGGAACCTCTTTCAGATCGCCCAGGATGAGTATGGGGATGCGACGGACTGGGCGGCGATTGCCGCGGCCAATGGCCTGATTGATCCGTTTATCCAGGGCGTCGAGCAGCTCGTCATCCCGCAGCAGCCGGGGGATACCGGCGGAATCCTCCAATCGTGATAGACGAAATCACCGTCACTGCTCAAGCGGTCACGGCGCTCAACGACCCGAACGCAGGTTCGTCCGGCCGCCGGCCGCGCGGGATTGTGCAGATCGGTCCGAATGGGACTCTGACCACAATCCCGGGTTGGGTCGCGCTGTCGGTGACGAACAACTCGTACTATGAGGCGGACACGTTTCGCCTCACCTACGCGACCTCGGCGCTCCCGGCGGCGAATGACGCGAATTGGTTTTCAAACCAGACCGAGATTTTCGCGCAAATATTCACCGGGTTTCCGCAAGATCCAGCGAATCCTCAGACCGCAGAGCTGGACAACCTGATCTACGGCCGAATCGACACCATAGAGTACGACCCGAAGGGACGGATGCTCACGCTGACCGGCCGGGACCTGACCGCCGTTTTCATCGACAACCGCATCACGC